CAGTGCATTTACTGGGTTTGTGGCTTGCGCCAGCTTGTTTAGTGTGTTGGCTGTGCCAACTTTACCTGCGCGCCCAGCAACGCCAGCGCCGCCAGACAGTAGCGTTGACATATCAGCCGCAAAGCCTACTGGATCAGTCGCCAGCGTATTTTTAATGGCGTCATACGTACCGTAGCGGTCAGCCATCTGACCACCAAATTGCCGAGCCGCACGCATGGCTCGTTCCGCCGATTTGGGGTCGCGGTCCATATTATTGATAAAATTGTAGACGTTCTTCGGCAGTACTTTTTCCGCGCCCGTTTTCAAACCGCCTGCCGCGATGTCAAGCATACTACCAGCGGTCTGAATGGGGTTAGTGACTGCGTTGTAAAGCCCAGTCGCAAACTCAGCCGCGCTAGACGGGATATTAGTTACACCTTCTGCTGCGGCGCCAATCAACGAACGCTTAGGCGGCGCTTTCTTTGGCGGCTGCATTTGATGAATGCGCCGCAGTTCCGCACCGAGAACGTCAACCGTTTCGATGTCGCCTTGCGCGTGTGCTTGGCGGATGCCAGCTTCCAGACGCCGTAAGTCAGCCCCGCTCATATACCGCGGCTCTTCAATATTTTGTCGATGTCAGGCGAAATCATGGTTCCGCCTTTAGCTACTGGCGTTTTTGTTCTGGTAGGTGGCGTTCCTCTTAGCTTAAACGCAGGGTATTCTTTAACATCGTCACTGTATTGAACGTCGTACACGCGTTGAGCAAGATTGGTTGCGTTGCTGACTTGTTGAATAATACGATCCATTTGAGCGTCAAGCGCGCGCGGCGTCATACCTGCAAGATCAAGGTTGGCGATTTGGTCAGCAACAATCTTCCATTCTTGCACCGCCATAGGTCCGATTGCTCCTGAAGCGGCGGCGGCATCCTTACCCAATGCGGTAACAACACCCTTTAAGTTGGCGATAAGCGTGTCTGCTTCTCTAGTGGATTCACGGAAGGAAGGAACGTAATTACTTAAACCAGTAATGGCTTTCTTTTGGTCGTCGGAAAGCGATTTAACTTTACGGGCAACCGCAATAGCGCCTTCTTTCGGGTCGTATGTTTTGTTTATCAGCGACTGCGTTTGGGTGTATGCCTTCGCCACTTCAGTCTGACGTGCGCGTTTTTGCTGTGGCGTTAGCGGCGCAGGGCCTGCTTTGCGCGCCGCTTCAATTTTTGCCAGTTCCGTGTCGAATACTTCTTGTTTTGATGGTCGCGTTGCACGCGACGTAGCCGCCACATCTTGTGTGGGTACTTGATACACGCCGGGGGCCGGCGACACGTTAGGGTCACGGCGCTGAACAGGTATGTACTGCGCCATCGTTTGTTCCATTGGCGGCGCACCGCGCAAACCGGCGGTCTGCGATTGCAACGCAGGCCCGCGCAAATCAGCATATTGCGACTGTGGTGTTTGTACTGGATTAGCACCAAACTGCGATTGTTGGCTCATCCCGCTGGGCTGCAATGTAATGTTATTGGCGCGGATCATTTCCATAAACGGCTGCTTGTTCTGTTCAGGCGCCATTGCCATAAGCTGGTCAAAGTCCGTCTGCGCCATGACACGCGTCCGAACCGCGGAGTCAACAATCTGCTGCGCCCTTTCAGGTGTCATTTCCGTCGCGGTTGCTGCGCCCATACCGCCGCGCGTAAAGGACGCGCCGGTGGCGTTCATACCTGAGCCTTCTTTTATTCTGCGAATATCCTCTTGCTCAAAATCGGTAAGTGGCACAGCGTTATCAGGTATAAATCTAGCTTCGCCATATTTACCATTTGCCACTGGGCCAGCGGACGGTGCTAATTCCGGTGCGGCAGTTGGTGCTGTTGGTGGCGGCGTAGCTGTACCGCCTGCAGCCAGTATCGGCGTTGCGCTGGGCCTACGACCAGTAATAACCTGTATAGGTGTACCTACTGGTATAGGGTTTCCTTGAGCGTCAAAAGCGTTCGGAGCAGCATATTCAATACTGGATTTAGCGGGGGGATTTGTTTGAGCAACTATCTCACTGGCTTTTGACATTATCTGCGTTATGTATTCAGGTGTCCACTCAGACGCTGGACGTATGAATTTATCCCATGCGGGGATTTTAGCTATAATATCTGCGCGCACGGCTTCAGCGCCAGCAAGGTCACCTTCCTTTAGTTTTGCTACATCTTCACTAAATTGTTTCGTTGCCAAACCTATATATTCTAAATCTGCTTTTTTCTGTGCGGAAGTTTGCGTTTGCACTGCCCGCCCTTCGGCTGCTTTTGCGTATTCCATTTCTTGACGCGCGCGTTGACCCTGAAGCTGCGCCGCTTCCTGCTGCCGCGCCATGTTCATCATGTTCGCGTACTGCGCGGTTTGACGCGAAAGATCGGGAAGCTGTGGGCCGCGCGCTTGTAAGGCTATCATTTGGTTAGGCATCGTTTACACCTTTACGTGTCAAATTAATCTATTGGGGTTATACGCAAAGGGGTTATATTGCCCACCGCCGCCGCCCGGCTCAAAAGTACCGCCAGCGCCGCCACCAGTGCCGCCCGCTGGAGTACGGTTGTAGTAATCAATCGCTGCTTTGTTGATGGGCGCCTGCACCATGTAGTTTGTGACGCCGCTCAACGCTTGGTTCAATGCGTTGGATTGACCAATGTAGCCAGACGCGCGGGCTTGCCCTGCGTTGTACAGGTTAGACGCCTCATTCTGGCCAAATTGTCCTGTCGCGCCGGTCATCACATTCGTGGCGGATTGACCAGAACCCATCAGCGATTGCAATGGGTTTAACTTGGCAGACCGTTCAATTTGAAAGCGGTTAAATGCGTTTTGATATTCTTGGCTGGCTAAGTCTTGCCCGAAACGCTGCACACCCTTCAGGGTGGAGCCAGACAACAGATTGCCGCGCGCTGCTGCTGATCGCTCTAGCGCCTTCATGCCTTCCGCTTGACGGAAAGCATAGCCGGGGTCTTGCTGAAAGTCTGATCGGCCAAAAGACTTACCCAGACTACCGTAGCCCGCAGCGGCTTTGTTGCCGCCAATACCCAGCAACTGCATAATCTGATTTTGCGCGGTAAGCCCGCCTTGGCGAAACGGTTCTTGAAGGGCTATCTGTTTATCTAAAGCGTCTTTTTGCGCTATGGTTGCTTGTTCAGCCGCTTTTCTTTGCGCTTTAGAGGCTTTACTAGATGCTATTGCGGACGCGCCGCCCCCAATGACGGCGGCGCCTAAAATGGCTGCTGCGGTACTAATTGCCATTAGTTCAATTCCTTTACAAACGTGCGTTCTGTAGGTGTATACCCTAGACGCCCGTACAGTTTTACCATAGCTTCAATGCGGTCGTTATCTAGCGCGACCATAAACATAGCTTCTGCTTGTTTACTCATACCCCATTTTTCTATTTCTTGAAACAGCAATTTTGATGCTGCTCCACCCCGCGCGCTGGGTTTTATATACCACCATAACTCCTGCGCGACTAACTTTGCGGGGTTGAAGTATATAGGGTACGCAATTGCCGCAGTAATTCCGATCAGTTCGCCATCGTCTTCCGCCACCAAAACAGTCATGTTCTCGTTGTCTAGTGCGCTTTCAATAAATGCGGCGGTGCTATCGCGGTCAAACGGGATTATATGACTGACAGGTGTTGTCGCCACAAACGCTGCCGCCAAGTCCATGTAGCATGGTATATCCTCAACGGTAGCGGGGCGGATTGTTACAGACATTAGCTGACTAGCCGACCCGACGCACGAATGTTGATGGACGTAGCCGTACCAGCGATTGTGCTGATGAAGCCATTGTTAGGTATCACTTGGCCTACCAGTTCAGGAAACGTGTAAGTCTCAGACGGCTGAAGCGTTTTAGCCTTGACAATCAAGTTGTCGTTACCCGCGGAACCAGCAGCCGTAATCAGGTTGACACTGAGCGTTGCAGCAACTGCGCTGTAGTTAGTCGCTGTAAACTTGTCGATGATCGTCTGCACGCCGTTTGACGTGTATTGCGTTGTCTGCGTGGCTTCCGCTGTTTTGGCGGGGATGATGTTACTAATATTCACGGCCATATTAATTCTCCTTAAACAATGCTGGTGATAATGCCGTCAACCACTGTGACGGTGTTAGCGCCCGCCGTAAAAGAACCAGACGCACCTATATTTTTAGTAGCGATTGTGCCTAATTCTGAACGAGGCGCAAGCCCTAAACCAAAAACTTCAGATTGCACAACAGCTAAAGCAGATATTGCGGCAGCGGTCGGTGTGAGCGACAGACCTTGAATGTCGCTTGCTATGACAGCTTGACCAGAAGCGCAGCAGTCAGGTTGTATTTCTGTAGCCTGTGCTAATTCCGCCAGCATGGCGTCATAGGACGCTAACAGCGATTCTGTGTCTGTTGATAACGTAACTTGTTCTTGGTTGTCTTGCGTAGCATTTCGCAGCGATAGGAAGAACCGGTACCATTCACGACTAATCGCCCCCGACCGTTCGTCAATAAAGGCAACGCGGGGCGGCGTAATGTTAGTTGGGTTGATAGGCGCTAGTGCCATTATGCGCTTGTCCCACTAAGCAGCAGTTCAGCGCCCATGACGTAAATCCGTACAGGGTCTGTGCCAGACACTTCGTAGACGCGGTCACGTATTTTCATCGTCGCGCCAAGGCGGCGCCAAATGGTGCGATGCCCAAATCTGCCAATTCTGCCCATCGACTTCCAATGTTCGTTAGACCATGTATGGCCGTCATCGTCTGACCAACGCAACATAGCTTGCGGTGTATACCCCGGCGCTTCGGGATATGATATTGTTGCAAGCGCGTATCCGTTGTAATCTTCGGCGGGTTGCACTTGGGTAACCAATGACTCGTTATTATCGTTGGCTTCCGTGACTAACTGGTCGCCGGCTTGCGTAGTCAAATATCCTTGCACAAACTGGGCCACAAGGACGTCACCTGATTCAGTGGCAAGGTCTTCGGCATCGTAAGCAGGGTAGGCGTTTAGGCCAACGCCCGTCTCGCAGTCAAGCTGCATGGCGTGCTGGATAGTACGCGAGAGGTTGTTAGCGCCTGTGGGCAGTGCGCGCCATGACCGCAGCCATTTCTGCGGTGCGCCATCATCAGCGTATACGTTCAGGTCAAACTCGTAAATTTTGCCGTTCTGATAGTCGCCTACAACCGTGGTGCTGTTGAAAAACATCTGGTTGTCGGCACGGTGGCGGTTAAAATCGCCGCTGGCAAACGACGCCCGCTCATGCCATGCGCCGGTAGCAACATCGTAGACCCATGTGGTGTCGGCGCTCGGGAAGTTCAGGACGTAGAAGCTGTGGCCATCCTGCTGATACGTGTAGCCGGTGGCGTCTGAGATGTTGGCATACTCTTGCATCTGCCATTCGATAGCGTGCGTAGACACGCGCTGGCCAATGTATCCAGCGGCCTTATAGACAATCCCTTGACCGCGCGCATCCTTGCCCAGCCAATAAATCTGGTTATCCATCTTGGCAACGCTGTACGGGGCAGCGCAGCCTAATTCGTTAAATGCGCCTTGTATACGGGCTAGCGGGAAGTCAAGCAGCCCTGCGTCGTACCAGACTTCGGTCGAGTTCGTGCCAAACACCCAGACTTCGCGGTGGTCTACAAAAACCGCCGTTACATTATCTGGGTTGCCTTCGGCGCTGGCAAACTCCAGTGGGTCAACGGATAAGCCGTCGAGTAGTTGCGTAACCCAGATTTTCTGGCTGTTAGGCTCATTGAACGTAAAATAGCCGTCGATGTATCCGACCGTGCTCGCGCCGGGGAAGTCAGGATCGGTGATCTGCTGAAACACGTCGGTAAGGGCGTTGTAAATGTATCCTGTGGAATTAGCCGCGATAAATAGCTGCGTGCCGTTGTCAGCCATGCTGACAGGGCCAGAGCCGCCCACACTGCCTTTAGCAACTGCGTTCCAGTTACTGTCAATTTGGTACAGCGTTGTGCCCGACACGGCATAACCGTAATTTCCATATGTCCACAGCCCGCGAATAGGTCCAGTGCCAACAGTCGCTAAGGTAGTCAGGCCCGGCGCGCGCTGAAGAAACGCTGGTTCTTTGCCGCCTTCTGGGACAATCTCTGGGAACAGATTGACCATGCGGTTGTCGGCGGCGTTGACACTTCTAGCAACATACGCGGAACCAAGGATAGGAGTTTTCATTGCTTAGTAACTCGGATACCATTTAGCCGCCGTAACGTCGTAAGTCATGGTCAAAGCCTTGCTGACTACAGCCGTAGACGCCAGCGCAATGTTCCCCGCCGTAGTGGTTGTAAAAATACCTGTGGGTATTAAAGTTATGGTTCCGCCGCCCGTTGATATAGGCGAAGGAGCAGTAATTGTAGCGATAGCCGCTACCCCGCTTATAAACGTAATGTCTTTTGTCGGCGCTATAGTAGCCGCGCTTGCTATAGTAGGGGCTGCTGCCGATGTAGCTAATACATCTGTCAACGTCGGTGAAGTTAATACCGGCGTAGTAAGCGTAGGCGTAGTAAGCGTAGGTGTAGTGATCGTAGGTGAAGTTGCAAACACTGCTGATCCTGTACCTGTCTCGTCTGTCAAAGCAGTCCGCAAATTAGCTGATGTAGGGCTAACTAAAAAAGTATTTATACCTGCCCCAAGACCGGTTACGCCCGTTGAAATAGGTAGGCTGGTGCAATTCGACAAGTTACCGCTGGTCGGCGTTCCTAGTGCGGGCGTAACAAACGCTGGGCTGGTGAATAAGTTGGTTATGGATAATTGCTTAGTTGTATTGGTCGTGGCCTGAACAATCGGCAATACATCAGCGCCAGCTTGCGAAGCGGCAACAGGCAGCGCGGAGATAGTAATATTAGACATTTAGTAATTCCCTGCATAGATGTTAAAGCGTTGGCGTGAAGCGATGAGGCTGTACGGTACAGACATAATGTCGCCGGGGTTGTTGATGCGTTTCAAGTTACGTTTGGACGCCATCGCCAAACGGCGGACTTGCGATGATGGCTCTACGCCAAACTCAGGCGCCATTTCGCAGGCCAAGTTATAGCGGAACGCACGCAGATAGCCGGGCGGAAAACTCAATACGGTTGCCAGCGTTGCAGGCTGCGTAAGTTCTTCAACCGAAATGAAATGCCATGTCAGGTTGCGCGTAGGGCGCGGGTAGATGTACATATCAATATCGGGGTATGTCATGTTGACAAAGAGAACTTGTGGGAATGTAGATGTAACAGTCTTGACCGCGATGCCGTCATACTGCTGCTGGTTAATCATTTTAATGCCGTAGCTGACGCCCGTGCCGGGATCGACAAAGTACGTTGCATCGTCAAGCAGGATGGGGCGGTTGCCAACAAAGTTGCCAGTTGGTCCAAGCGTGCGGCTGATGATGCCAGAAGGCCATGTGAACACTTGGTCTTGCGTCGAGAAGATGGACAGTCGCTCTGTGTTCCAGCTATCAATCATCTGGTTCATGGCATTCAGCGCGTCCTGCGACGTTTCAGCCGACGGGACTTCACCTTCGGCCAAGACGCCTAGCAGCCTAAGCGAACCGTTAATTATGTCTCCCGCGCTGGCCATGCCAAAATCCTCGCAAAAAATTTAAAAGTGGACGGCCCGAAAGCCGTCCAATTTAGTTATACGCAATGAATGATTGCAAAGTTAATCACTA